GGACCTTCTTATGACTGCTCTGCTTCTTTCCAGACCCAGAACAGCCTTACTTATATTGCGTATTTTTGCTGGCATCTCGGCCGTCTTTGTAAGCGCCTCTTGAATATCAATTGAGTCTACAAATTGTTGTGTTATCATTGGCTCCAGGTATGCGAGATAGTTGAACTCGGGATCTAATTGTACACATATACCCTCTATAAGAGAGAATGATTTAGCTAAATATACAAAACTCGTGGGTACCATAAATGGCTTTTCGGCCGCGAGTTTCGATGCCACGTCATCGTTTAATATATTTGAAGCGTTAAGGGTCTCGAGATAACTCAAAATTGTTTCAAAAAAGATTTCGATGTCCGTAAGATCGGAATTCATAGGTATGATGACACCAAGGTCTACAAGAATTTGAACAATTCCTTTTGTGTCTTTTTCTATTATACACCCAAAAAGCTGCTTGAAACCTTTGCGGAGTTCTTCAGATAAATATATTGTGATCCCAAAGTCGTAAAATACCAATTTACCATTAGATGAAAACCCCAAGTTACCGGGATGGGGATCTGCGTGAAAAAGACCGTTGTCCATAGTCTGAATCACATAGGAATTGATAAGAGCTTCACATACCTTTTTTCTATTTATATTGGGATCTGTGAGTTCTATTAATTTTTCAGATTCAACATATTCCATGACAATGGTGTTTTCTGTACAGAGTTTTCTGTATACTTTTGGGACTTTAACCCACTTTATACCTTTCATACTCTTTCTAAATCTCACGGCATTGTCAATTTCCTGTTTATAATCTGATTCACCCAAAAGGTACTCGATGGATTCATTGAGCACAAACTCTGAGCTATTCCCAGTGTCAACCCCAACTTTTTCCAAAAAACGCACAATCTCACGGACATTATCTGTATCCACCTTCATAGTCTCGTATATATTAGGTCGTTTGACTTTGACGATGACATCTTTCCCGTTTTTCAGTTTTGCGCGATGTACCTGTCCAATACTCGCAGATTTGAATGGTATTGGTTCAAACTCATCAAAGTATTCTAAATTTACAACATCCTGTACAACATCATATGCCACTGGAGGAACATTGTCTTGTAAAGACTCCAACTGTTTTGTGAATTCGGGAGGGTACAGATCGGCTCTCGTAGATGCGATTTGACCCAATTTCACAAAAGTCGGTCCAAGTTCCAAAAGTTGATCCCTCGTCCAAGACCCAAGTTCTGCCTTATCTTTTACAAAATTATTTTTCCATACAAATTTGGCGGCAAACTTCCAGGTCTTTACCTTTTTAGAGGGAGGTGATTTAAGTATTACATTGGATGACGCATGGAGCATCGCATCTACTATAGTCTAGGAAAATATCTCGGTTTACTTTAAATGAAAAAGTTCTCAAGCTTCCTCGGACCAGTCAGCAACCCAGCCGAAACCCTTATTAAAACGCAGCCCATTATATTCACCTTAATAATCCTGTATCAGGGTCTATTTTCGGGTAATGCGATTGAGATTCCAAAAAATCTTAAATCTGCTTTCGACAATAAGGCTTTCCGATTTTTTTCCTTGATGATGATCGCATTTAGCGCGACACAAGATATTGAATACGCTCTCATCGCAACTACGATTTTCCTGACAATAATGTATGCTCTCAAGACTCCAGAAGAACGAAAAAAGACTGGATTGATTTAAAATGACACTTATAGTTTTAACCTTATTGTATATAAACAGAATCAATGAAATTTGAGGCGAAAGTTTATAAACCCATGTATGACCACAACGACAAGAAATACATTCGCTTGGTCATTCCTGAAAAATGCTCTCAACTTATTCGTCAAATGCACGCAAATAAATTATGGCTTATTAAGAATTCTCATGTAGATGATCCACACGACGGTAAGATTCTCACAGTAAAAGTTCCATTCCGTTATAGGAGAGTGATGTGCAGCGTTAATGGCCGCCCTGTACAGTCCCTTATAAAGGATGATGAAGTTGAAGTTGATATTGATTTCACGGGTGTATGGAATGTTGGTAATTATAGTGGTTATACTTGGAAGATTAAGTCAATTACTTCTCTTCCTTGATTTCTTCTTCCTCATCTTCTTCCTCCTCCTTTTCGGGAATGTCGATTACGGTCAAGCCGTTTTCCTTTAATCCCACAAACACACGAAGACTCCCCTGGAGACGATGAAGCTCTTGGTATGTGGATTCAATCGCGTCTTGTATTTTTTTAATATTCTCTTCGATGTTGAGAGATGGCATTCTACTTATATAAAGTTACTATTCTTTAATATATTAAATGTTGACGCGGACTGGATATCTCGTTACCGATGGACCGGTGACTGAAATTAAAAAAGAACTTACGGTAAGACCCGTAGTCAATGGCGATTATGGATTTCCTCCTCCGCCTTTTAAGGTTTTCCGAACGGCTAAGAATGGAGTGTGCGTTCCAAGATTCTATGGAGTTAGTCGGGTTGGAAAACCTCGGGGGGACAGACGCCCAGAACCAGCAAGATCTACAGCCAAATTTGTTGGTAAGTTACGAGACGAAACTCACCAAAATGAGGCCCTCACTGCAGCCATTAGGGTGGGTCATGGGGTTCTCTCACTCCCTTGTGGGTACGGAAAGACCACCGTATCACTCGCAATAGCGTGTAAATTGGGTTATCGTACAATGATTGTCGTTCATAAACAGTTCCTAGCAGATCAGTGGAGAGAGCGAATCCAACAGTTCTGTCCAGGTGCCACAATAGGTATCGTTCAACAGGACAAGAAGGAGGTTGACTGTGACTTTGTAATAGCTATGCTTCAATCACTCTCCCTCAAGGAGTACTCATTCAGTGACTTTGATTCTATAGGAACTCTCATAGTTGATGAAGCTCATCATATATGTGCTAAGGTATTCAGTCAATCTCTTTTCAAAATGTGCCCCAAACACATCTTTGGACTTTCAGCGACACCAGAAAGAAAGGATGGTCTCACAAAGGTTCTCCATTGGTTCATGGGTCCCACGTTCTTTGCAGTTGAAAGGAAGAACCAGGATCAGGTTGAAGTATTTAGCATTACATATGAATCATTCAATTACAGGAACCCACCACCTTCAACAAGATTTGGTAAAGTATCCATGCCAAATATGATTACGGAAATTGTAGAAGATAGAAAGAGAAATCAGATGCTTGTGGAATTGATCAAGAGGGCTTCAGCTGGTACAAGACAGCTTCTTGTTCTAAGTGACAGACGTTTGCACTGTGAGATGCTCCATCAATGTTTTCCAAAAAACTCGGGTCTCTACATGGGTGGAATGAAGGAGGCTGACCTCCAGGCTTCTTCCAAGAAAAAGATCATATTTGCAACTTTCTCGCAAGCCCACGAAGGATTAGACATACCAACCCTGGATACAGTTATATTGGCGTCCCCTAAGTCTGATATAACCCAGAGTATAGGTCGTATAATGAGAGAAACCAAGGGGAAGAAGAATAATCCACATATTTATGATATTCATGACCCTTGGTCGCTCTTCACAGCTATGTTTTACAAGAGAATGAAAGTGTATCGCCAAGGTGGTTTTAAAATTCACGGTAAAGTTGAACAGGAAAGAAAGGATGAATTCCCTCAGGGAAAGTGTCTGTTTTTATAATCTGAACAATAAATAAATGTCAGGTGCATTGGTTCAGCTCGTGTCCAAAGGTGCGCAAGATGTTTATATAACAAGTGACGAGGGGGCGTCTCTCTTTAGTATGAAATACAAACGGCATACAAATTTTTCACAAGCGCCACGACTCATAAAGGAAGTTACAACAAAAGACAGCACCATAATTATCCCAACTTGGGGTGATCTTGTAAATGCAGTATGGTTTGAAGGTGTAGATCTTTTAACTAAATTTGATGGTGCAGTTATAGATTTATATATAGGAGGCGTTAAGATTGATTCACACCCATATGACTTTATTTCAGATGTATGGCAGAACTATTTGGCTGAAAATTTTGTAAAGGCACAGGAAATTTAAAACAAAACATCACAATCAAATAATAAGTTTCTACCACTTCATTTTTTCTTTTGTGACAACGATATGTTTTTACCACTTTGTGCTTTGCAGTTTCATGAAGCTGAAATTAGAATAACCTTTGCCAATCAAGATGTGTCTGGTGTAAAATGTTACGGTAATTACGTATTTTTGGATACCGAAGAACGCAATAAATTTATAAAAACACCAACAGATCTTATAATCACACAAGTTCAAAATTTAAAGGGTGATGTCCAACTTCCAAAAACTACATTGGATATTTCTGTATTTAATCACCCCGTGAAAAGTATCTTCTTCGGTTACACGGCACAGGGTGGTGTTATAGAAGAAGATAAACTATCGTTTAGTGGTGCCGATATTTATCTAAACGGTACAGCACTTGTTGAAAATATGTCCCCAATTTACTTTCACACTGTACAAAATTATATAAGTTCAAAGTTTGGTCTTATCAGCTTTATTGAAGATCAGGATTGTCCTCTATATACTAGATATTTCGCCTATCACTTTTGTAGAAATGCTTCCGAATATAAGCCATCAGGGACATGTAATTTTAGTCGTTTAGATAACGCGAAGATTGTAATTAGAGATATAGTAAAGGGTACAAATCGTACATTAGATAACGAACTCACTGTTTACGTAGTTAACTATAATGTGTTTAGAATACGTAACGGGTTGGGTGGCATTTTATTCGCCGATTAATGTAATAGTTATGCCGTTCATTGG